ATGGCTCCGTCGGTGATGTCAAACGCCGTCAGGTCCTTCAGATAGTCTTCTATCAGCTTGGCCATAATCCGGTTCGGTCATGAGAGGTTACTACGATGCCGCCTGGTTGGTGGACAGGTACAGCACGGACTGGATGGCCTTCGGGACCGGGAGGCAGATGGACTCGATCTGGAAGGTCAAGCCCTTCTTGCCGCGGTCCTCGCAGATGGCCATGGAGCCACCCTCCGTGTACATGATCGGGGAGTCGGCGGTCGCGAGGATGTTGTTCGCACGCTTCCACTGGAACTCGCCGAAGATGCCGGCGGGACGCAGGACGACGGTGTTGGCGTCGAAAGCCTCGGTCTCAACCGTCTCGAACTTCTTCGTGGTCGGGTTGATGAGGGTGCCGAAGCCGTAGTAGGACACCACCTCGATGGCAGGCAGGCCCAGCTCGCCGAGGTAGCCCTTCAGGTCGGCGTCGGTGACGACGTAGGCGGCCAGGGAACCGGAGGTCGGGCCGTACTTCCACATGGCCACGCGGGCCTTGGTGTCGGCGTGGGCCTTGAGGACTTCCCACTCGGAGCCGCTCATACGGAACACGGACGCGGCCGGGTCACGCGGGATGATGCGCATGCGCCAGCCATAGTTGTACATGTCCTCGAGATCGCCGATAGGAGAAGCGCTCGCGGAGCTCCAGGCATTCTTGGTGCCGTGCTTGAAGTCGCCGAGCCAGAAGCCACCACACTTCTTGCGGTTGGCAGCGATCGGGTTGAGGTTGATCTCGTAACCGACGATACCACCGCTGGACGTCTCCTTCGTGGTCACGTAGGAGCCCTTAGACTCAACCTGGAGACCAGTGAAGGAACGCTGGGAGTGGATGCTCTGGATGAGGTTCATGGTGTCCTTCACGAACTGGTCGTAGAAGGCATCCTGCACGTTCACGCCCTGGCGGGCGAGCATCTGCATCTTCTCGTAGGCGTCGATGTCGAACGCGATACCGCGGCCCATACGAGGGATTTCGCCGGTCTTCTTCTCGAAGCCGGACGTCGGGAGCAGCGGACCCTCAGCCTCGTCGGAGAGGTACGTCGCCATAATGGGGACGCTCCGCTCGCCAATCTTCTGCTCGAAGGTGCGGGCGGGGTTCTCGAACGGAGCGAGCGTGTAAATCTGCTTCCACGCCTCCTCGTCGAACCAGTAGTTCGGCTGCTCCGCGATCCACTTTTCGAGGGATGCGTAGCCACGGGCGAGGATACCGGGCTCAAGCAGCTTGTAGAAGTCGGTCGAATACAGACCGGAAATGAGATTCTTTGCCATAATTCAATCCTCCTTTCGTTTAGCTGTTGGAAACCTCGGCGAAATACTCGGGCTCGATGAACAGACCGATCTCGCGGGCGGCGGCGATGACTGCGGCAGGAATACCGTTCACGGTGTTCATGTAGCAGTACAGCTCGCCACGAGGAATGTCCACGAAATTCTGGCCGTTACCGGCGTAAAGGTCGCGGGTCAGGACCATGTTGGCCTTGACCTTGAGGGCCTTGCCCTCGCCGGCCGCAGCCGCGATAGCCAGGAAGTCGCCGGCGGCCACGCTGTCGATGTCAGCGGTGGCGACGGTGATGGAGATGGTGCCGTCCTGGTTGTCGGTGACAGTGCCAGCAACGACAGCCTTGCCGGTGCCGTTGATGTCGGACGGGACGACCATCACGACGTCAGTGGCCTCCAGCTTGGGAGCCAGCCAGCTCTTGTTGAGGGTGATCTTGGTGTTGGAGCTCTCGGTCTCCACGCCCAGGACCTCCCACACCTTCATAAACTTGGCGGTGTGGGCCTTCAGGTCAACCTCAACGGGGGTGCCGGCATGCACGAGTTCCTTGTCTGCCAGGGTGTCGGAGACGAGGGCGCCGTACTGACGGTACTTAACCTCGTCCGGGTGGCAGAGGAACGGGTTCGCGCCACCGAAAGACTCACTGCGGCGCGAATAAGCGTTGTTGAAATGTTCCAGCATAATTGGGTTTGTTTATAGTTGGTGTCAACTGTTACGAACCCGTTGGGCATCCTCCTTGGCTTTTGCGGCCTTGTCCTCAGCACTCACCTCGGCAGGTTTCGGGGTGCCATCGCCACGATAAGGGGCGGCGCCATCGCCGATGTAAGCCTTCAGCTTGGTCTCGTATGCGCTCTTCACCGAATCGAGGAGCGTCTCGGCGGTCGTGTTGTCGTCGACGGCAACGCCGGCCACCACGTCGTTCCAGATCGGGATGTTGGATACCTTGAGTTCGGTCGCTTTCCCTTTGACCGCATCACGCAGGGCGTTGTACTTACCCTGCTTGAGCTGGTCGGCATAGTCGGTCTTCAGTTTCTCAAAATCGTCCTTCTGCTTTTGGAGGTCAGCTTTGAGCTGGGCGATCTCGGGATTGTCCCCGCCGCCACCGCCACCTTCCTCCGGGTGGGCGAGCTTGTAGTCGTCGAAATCCTTCTGGAGCTGCGCGTTGCGGTTACGCAGCGCATCGCTCTCGCCTTGGAAAGCCTTGAGAAGATTCTTGGTGTCCTCGGACTTGATTACACCGTCGATTTCCTCTTCCTTGGTGATGGTTTTTTCGAGGAACGTGGCAACCCCATCAAAAGCCTTGTCGCCCAACCCCAACTTGACGTATTCGGTTTTGAGCGCGTTCAAAATCTTGGTTTTCATCGTTGTTAAAGAACTTTGTTGGTTTGTGAGTATGAAAAAAGAGCCGTATTCGCGGCCCTCCGACCACAAATACAGCTCTTTGGCTTTTTCAGCTTTATGAGCACCTCAAGGTTTCACTCGAACCCGCACGAAGCGGTGACATCGGCGACACTTCACTATCACCTCAGTCGCTCCTTCAGAAGACACGACGTTGAGCAATTTCTGCCCGCACGATGGACACTCGGCGAAAGCCTTTTCGCGCCCGTTACCCGTGACTTCTTTGGACTCCAACTGCATAAGCCTTTCGATACTCATCGCAAAAATACTACTTTTTCAACAATTTGCAACAAAAGTTGAAAAAAATTTGATACTTTTGCAAAGAAACAAAAATTTCGCGGGCTATCGTGATGTTCTCCAACGACATACCGGTCTTACCTTATGCGGCAGTTCAAGTGCTCCGCGACAAGGACAAAGACATCATCAACCCGAGGCGCATCATCGCGCAGGCGGGAGCCCAGGAGCGCATGCTTTCGAGGCACGTGGACATCATGATTGGCGGTGGATCGCGCGGCGGCTCCAAAAGTTTCAGTCTCGTCATGGAGGGCCTCAAGGACATCAACAACCCGTCCTTCTCCGGGCTCATCGTCCGTAATGAACGCGACGACCTGACCCAAGTCATCGACTACTCACTCCAAATGTACTCGCAGTACGGGAACTTCAACCGCTCCCGCGACGACCGCACCTGGAACTTCAGCGCCGGCGGCAAACTCCGCTTCTCCTACTACGGCGACAACATCGAGGACTTCAAGAAGCGCTTTCAGGGCAAGCAGTACAACTATATCGGCATCGACGAAATCACCCATATACCCTACGAGAAGTTCAAGTACCTCGTGACTTGTAACCGAAACGGCATGGGGCTGCACAACCGCATCTGGGGGACGTGCAACCCGGACCCAGACTCGTGGGTGCGGAAATTCATCGACTGGTGGATCGGCCCCGACGGCTTCCCGCTCCCCGAGCGCGACTGCAAGGTCCGTTACTGCTTCATGGATGGAGACTCCCCGGACACTATCTTCTGGGGCGACACCCCGAATGAGGTGTACGAGCAGTGTAAGGACATCATCGAGCCGCTGTGGAACGAAAGGTACGCGGAGCTGGGCTACGACAAGAAGCGGATGTTTGTCAAGTCCGTCACCTTCGTCCGCGCCGGACTCGAGGAGAACGTCAAGCTGATGCTCTCCGATCCAAACTATCTCGCCAACCTCGCCCAGCAGTCCGACGAGCAGCGAGCCCGCGATCTCGAGGGTAACTGGAACTTCAAGTCCGCCGGCGAGGACATGATAAAGCTCCTCGACATGGAGATGTTCTTCGAGACGCCAAAAATCGAAGGCGGCTCCCGCTACGCCTCCTGCGACATCGCATTTGAGGGCGGTGACTCCCTCGTCATGTGGCTGTGGGAAGGCTTCCACATCAAGGACCTGTACGTCTGCCGGAATGACTCCAAGACCACGCTCAACAACGTCAAGATGAAACTGCGCGAGTGGGGCGTGCTCGAGGAGCACTTCACCTACGACCTCAACGGACTTGGGCAATCGTTTAAGGGATTCTTCCCACATGCCCGTCCGTTCAACAACATGGCCGGCGTAGACCCCAAGTTCAAGGGCATGTACAACGACCTAAAGAGCCAGTGCGCCTACATCTTCGCCCACAAGCTCATTGACGGCGAGCTGAGCATCGAGCATCGGCTGCTGGAGTCCCGCTTCTCCGGCAAAGGGTTCACCAACACTCCGCTCCGCCAAATACTCCTCAAGGAGCGCCGGGCCATCCGCGCCAAGGACGACTCCTCCGACAAGGGCTTCTCGCTCATCAAGAAGAAAGCCATGATCGCCCTCGTTGGCCACTCCCCGGACTACATCGAAGCTCTCATCATGCGGATGATCTTCGAGGTCGGGAAAGGCACCCACAACAAGCCCAAAGGGATTCCCGTTTACCGTAAAGCTAACTCAATCAGATTCATGTAATGAGAACACTACTTTCCAAGAGGCCGTGGCTCACCGTGCTGCCTGGATTGCCCGGCACCGACCTCCAGACAAAACCCATGGTGCAGGCGGACTTCATCCGGCAATACTACCCGTCCTCGCACAGCATCCAGGACCCGATGTTCTACCCGGACATCTGGCGCACCATCGAGGAGCCGGTCCTCGATGAGAACGGAGAGGAGACCGGCAGGACGGTCCTCAAGACCTATGTCGAGAAGGTTCCTCGCTTCTCCTTCGCGTACCAGCAGATCATCACCGCGAAGCACCTCGTCCACCTCTGCGGCAACGACATTCAGTTTGACCTCAACACCAAGGAGGAGACCGAGAAGATTCTCGCCGACGTCCGCGCCTTCCATGACGGCTGGCACGAGAAGGACATGGAGCATGCCTTCTACGAGCTCGCCAAGAGCGTCAAGATCACCGGCGACGGCGCCATCGCCATGTATATCGAAGGCGGCGTCTTCGGCTGGAAGGCCCTATCCTACCTGAAGGGCGACCGCATTTACCCGCACTACGGAAAAGACGGCAAGCTCATCGTCTTCGCACGGGCATACAACGAGTACACCGAGGATGGCACCGTTGTTCAGCGCATGGAGATTTGGGACCGCACCTACCTCTACCGGCTGCATAAAGCAACCAGCCCCACGGAAAATCCCGTCACGATGACCTTCGGCCGCGGGGCTGACACCTACTCCCTCGACGGGTATGTCTACGACGACCCGACCGTCGGCGCCCTGGCCCATGGATTCACCGACCGCGTGCCGGTCGTGTACCACCGCCACGAAGAAGGCCCGTGCTGGTCCGCATCGCAGAACTCCATCGACGAGTACGAGATCGCATTCTCGCAGATGGCCCACAACAACAAGGCATTCGGCGAGCCGATCCTCTACCTCCAGGGCGACAACGTGGAGGCCAACCACGACATGAACGGCACCATCAAGACCATCACGATGGGCCAGGACGACAAGGCCGGCTACCTCTCCGGGCAGTCAGCCTCCGAATCGTTCATGAAGGAGCTTGAGGACCTGCACGACCGCATCTTCGAGCAGAGCTTCGTAGTAACGCCGCCGGAACTGAAGAGCGGAGACCTCCCCGCGGCAGCCCTCAAGATTCTCTACTCCCCGGCAGTGGAGAAGGGCATCAACGACGCCGAGGAGTTTACGCCGGCCGTGGACGAGATGGTGTTCCTCTTCTCATTCGGATACGGAGTGGAGAAGGAGAAGTCCCTGGACTTCGTGAACCTCCCGCTGCGGCCCTGGATAAAAACTTACGTCCACCTCAACGAGAGCGCCATCACGCAGGACCTCGCCACCGCAGTCCAGAACGGCTTCCTCTCCAAGCTGACCGCTTCCGAGCGCCTGTGGTTCTACTCCACCTCCAACGAATACCAGCGCATCCTCGCCGAGCAGAAGGCTGAAGAGAAGATGGACCTCCTCGCCGAGTACGAGCGCCAGCGGGCCGCCGCGGCTCAGGACAAACCCGCTGAAGAGTAATGCCCACCGCCGAGGAAATACGCCAGGCCAAGGACTACATCCTGCTGCGCCTCCGCGCCGAGAGGATAGCCGTGTCGGAACTCGATGCGGCCCTCCTCTCTGCGGCGCGGCGCATCATCGCCATCTCGGCCCGGTACGGCATCCCGCCGGAGCGGTTCCGCTTCTCCGCCGACCATGCGCTCCACGCTGAGGTCAACGCCGTGCTCGCAACGCTCCGGGGAGCGCTCGCGGACCGCATCGAGCAGCTCGACACATTCAAGGACGATGACGAACACTCGTTTGTGGCTCCAGCCATCACCGAGCCGGACAAAGGCAAGACCTTCCGACAGCGGCTTGCCGAGTACACCTCCCGCTGGGGGTACGAGCTCGAGGCGACCATCGCCGCCGCAGGGCTCGCCGGCGTGAAGGACCAGGGCGAGATACTCCGCGGCGTACGGGACTTCCTCGAGCATCCGTACGACAACCCGTGGATCAAGGACCACATGGGGGAGGGCGACGCTGTGCGCCTCGAGAACATCCCGCACTACGGAAGGGGCAAGCCCATCGCATCGAAGGTCGCGCTGGGTATGCTACTCACAACCGTCGTGGCAAAGGGATGGATGCAGAACTGGGCGAGGCTCAACGCGGGCAAGAAAGGCTACTACGTCTTCCGTGGCTCATCGTTCCCCTGCGAGATATGCGACTACCAGACCAGCTTCCCGCACGACGCATCGGATACCGGCGGACTCCCGCCCTTCCATCCGAACTGCTGTTGCTACGTTGTTTACACCAATGACCTATGATAGAATTTTCCAAGAAACGCATCGCCCGGGCAAGGGACGAGAAAGTCTCCCCGCAGCAACTCGCCGTCGCAGAGCTGATGGCCTGGGGCTGGGACGCCATGGACGCGATGCTCGTCGTCGGGCTCGTCAAGGAGGGCGACGACAAGGTTGACGCCCAACACGCAGCCGTGAACTACACCGCCACGGATGAGTTCACCGCTGTGTACAAGAAGCGGGTCAAGCAACTCCGCAACGGCGCCGTCACCGACGACCTCCAGAAACTCCACCCGACACCCGGCACCACCAGCTCCAACCGAGGACGCAAGCGCGAGGATGGAGGCTCCGACACTCGCAAGGTGTGGCAGGGAGACCTCGACGCCCCGGCCACCGACGAGGAAATCCTCGCCGCGATGTGGGAGACCATCGGTAAGCTCGAGCCCAAAGACCCCAAGAGGGTGGACCTGCTCGACAAGTACGACAAGCTCAAGCGCCGCCAGGGCCTCGGGGAAGACGACACCACCATCCACTTCTACCTCCCGCGCCCCGAGTGCGACACCTGCCCCATGCGCGGTGGGCATGTCATCACGGAGCCTGAGCGCAAGACTGATTCCGAGGAGGAGGAAGAGCCGGAGCCTAAGCCCGGCTACACCAAGAACGGGAAGAAGATAGGCCGGCCCCCGAAGCCCAAGCGGGCCAAGAAGCCCAAGAAGCCAGGGCGCAAACCCAAGAAGAAACCTAAAGAAGAAGTTTAATTCAAAACACATACTGCGTTATGAAAGAATTAGTTACATTTATCCCGAGGACTCTTTCCGAGTGTAAGAGCCTCCTCAAAGAGCTCAACGACAACCGCGACGGCTATGCCCTGGCGGACCGCTATGGCAAAATCGACGTCCTCAATGCCGAGGAAATCAAGGCCCTCATCGCCCTGCTCGAAGCGCAGATTGGCGGCCCGGCCGCTCCGGCCCCTGAAGCCCCGACGGAGTCCGCCCCGGCAGACGGAGCGCTGAAGCCCGCCGCGGAAGAGGCGCCGGCCGCCGAGTCCGAGGTCCAGCAGCCCAAGAAGCCAGTATCCAAGAAGAGCGCGAAGAAATGAAAACCAACAGCAAAGGCAAGGTCGTCCTCCAACACGGGGACTACCGCGTAGGCAACTTCGTGTTCCACAAGGAGCCCAGCCACATCAAGGTGACACCAATCTCCGGCATTGTCTCGTGGAGAGTGGCCGTCGAGACAGCTATCGGCTGGATGATCACCGAGGCCCTCAAGGAGAAGCACGACAACTGGCTCCACATGTACGCCTCGTCTACCTTCTCGCGGCTCTGCGTCGTCCCCGACCAGCAGTTCTTCGAGAAGCACGCCGAGCTCGTCAACGCCCAGGTGGACCTCCACCCCGAATACTACGGCAAGGAGCGCCCGACCGACGACAAGTCCGCCGACGACAAGATTCTCCAGGAGGAGAAGGAACTCGCGGAGGACATGAAGAAGATCGCACCGCAAGACCAGCGATAGAGCGGACATCCCATTGTACCGGTCCCCTCGGGAAACCCCCGAGGGGATTTTTTTGTCAACAGCGCACAATAAAGTATTGCGAAAGTCAAACAAAAGAATTATATTTGCCTAAAATTAAACTCTGACTATTATGGCAGAAAACAACAAAAACATCAACACCAAGGCCGTCCTCACATTCGAGGAGGCCGTCGAGTACACCGGGTTCACGCCCGGATATCTCCACAAACTCACCGCCGGCAAGAAGATTCCCCACAGCAAGCCGCTCGGTAAGTCAATCTTCTTCGACCGGACGGAGCTCGAGTCCTGGCTGCTGAAGAACCGCATCGAAGTAGAGGACCAAAAGTAAGACACCATGGCAAACATCGAAAAAGAACTTCACGCCCTGCGCACCTTCTGGGAGACAACGTGCGTACCTCTCGCCCTCATGACCGAGGACACAACCACCGTCTGTGTCCCGCGCTACGAGTACGGCAAGGAAAAGGGCAACTGGGACAAGGTGCAGAACGCCGCCGAGCGCCTCGCAACCCGCGGCCGCCTCAGCATCCGCACCCAGAACCCCGACACGGGAGAGTATTTCCTCATCCCCATGTTCGTCGAGACGAAGGAACAGGCTGAGAAAATCATCGACCTCCTGCCGGAAATCGTCGTCTACAAGCGAAGCCCCAACTACGGAGCGGCCTACCGCTGCGGGTACTGGGCCATGGCATACCCCGATCGCTTCATGGTCGCCATGTGGTCCAAGATAGAGAACATCCCCTCCGCACCGGCGATGATTGACGCCCTGGTGAAGTGGGTCTCCGAGCGCATCGACGCGCCCGTATCCACCGCCGGCACAATCCCGCTCTACGGAAGCATCATCGCGTCCCGCGACCGCAACTGGTGGATAACCCTGACGGAAATCCAGTCGCTCACCGGGGCTGAGTACGACACCGAAGAGGAGCCCATGCCGCCGCTCTGGGCATCGGAGATCAACATGACCAAGGAGCCCGACAGCGCCGACACATTCGCCTCCATCGGGGACGTCCCGGTCGTCCAGCGCAACGGCATTACCCTCATCTCCGGCGCAGCCAAGTCCGGCAAGACACTGCTCGTCTCCTCGATGATAGCCTCCATTATCGGACGCGAGACAACGCTCGGGATCACCCCCGGCCGTGAGGCCCGCCTCCTTTGGGCCGACACCGAGCAATCCGAGAACGACATCGCCGTCGTCCGCAAGCGCATCGAGGCCATGGCCGGCAAGCGGATGTCCGACGCCTCCATCAACGGCATCCACCTCCGCCCCTTCGGTCCCGAGCAGTCCACGCTTCTCATCGAGGATAAGCTCAAACAGCTCCTCCCGGACGTCCTCCTCGTCGACGGTCCCGGAGACCTCTGCGAAGACACCAACGACATCGCCGCCTCCCAGGCTACGGTGAAGACCCTGCTCCGCTGGGCCGACGAGTACAACTGCGCCGTCGTGGCCGTTGTCCACACCAACCCGAACTCCGACAAGACCCGCGGACACCTCGGTAGCGAAATCGAGCGAAAGTGCGCCTTCTCCCTACAGACCCTCAAGAATGAATCCGACTTCGAGAATCCAACCTTCCGCGTCAAGCCGGGATTCATGCGAGGCAAGCGCTTTATGCCGTACGATTTTCGGTACAACGAGAACGGGATGCCCGAGCTGGTTGAAAACGCTGCGAAGTCGAAGAAGACGCCGGCAGAGAAAATCATTGAGGCTCTTGAGCCGGGCGCCGAGTATTCGTACCAGGATTTGCTCGACAAAGCGGAATGGGCATTCGTTGAAGAGAAAGCGGCGAAGAGTGCGATCAACAATCTCATCCGGCACAAGAAAATCATCAACCTTCCCAGCGGGAGCTACTCGTTGCAAGTGGGGTAAAGTGGGGATTGGAGGTGTAGGAACTTGGAGCCCCCTATAAGGGGCTCCTGTTCCAAACACCTCCTTACCCACACTAATACCCACAGCAACCGGCGAGTAAAAGGCTCCTTCGCACGCATATACATGCGTGATGCGTGTACGCGACGCACGTACGCACTCACCAGGCTCTCGACTCGATCGTCTCACATCCCGTTTGCCCGGCCCGTTGGAATGTCCCTTCGGGCCGGGTTTCACATATAGTCGTCAGACTATGCGCAAAAAGGCCCAAGATTCAAAGCGCAGGGCCGGGATGGAGCTGGGGGACGGACCGAGGCTTCAGGTCGAAATTTGGGTATAAAGAGAGGGCAAAGCGGGGAGATTTAGATGGTTTCTTTTTATTGAACTTTATCCCCTTTGGGGATAGCTATGGGGCCTGGGTAGATTTTGAAAAATCGAAAATTAGAAAAAAATTTAGGTGTGGGAGGTGGGCGTAGTATACCTTTTAATAGCCCCCGGGGGTGGGGGTAAGTCGCTGACTTTCAATAAGTTACGTAAATTTACCTTATTTAAGTAAGGTATTTAATACGGCCGGGACGGCCACGGCCACACGTCCGGCGGATCGGGGGACGTTTTCGGGGTTTACCCCTCAATTTAGACAACTTCTAAACACAAACACATAACCCCCTGAAAATCAACAACTTACAACTTCAAACTTATTCCAATAAGATAAACAATTTTCTTTTAACTCATTGATTTACAACAACTTGCAAAGGTGAAAAAAGTTGTAAAAAGTTGTATTTGTTATTTTTTATTCATATATTTGCAATAGGGTAACACGGCCACACGCCGCCGCGCCCTGAGTATTTATTAAATTTTTTTAATTATGTCCAAAATTCAAGATTTCGCGGCCTATGTGACCACGGCGCAAAAGTCCACATTCACCGGACTTGACGGTAATAGCCGCCTAAATGTGGTGAATAATTTCTACAATGAAAAAGGGTTGGAAAAACCCGCGGCTATCGTAGTGACCACTCAAAAACGTGGATCGTACCTTTCCAAAGACGAAAAATTGTCCATTCAATCCGCCTACATTGCTGCACTCAAGTCCGGCAAGGTGGACGAAGAAATTGAATCCAATTTCGAAGCCGTCAATGATCCCGCAAAGGTCGCGACCTTTTCCCGATCCCTCCCTTATTCCGAAGCCGTCAAAGAATTTGGCCCCGCTATCGTGGCCGCTAAAATGATCGACGGCATGCCGGTAACATTCAACGAAGAATTTCACAAGATTCGCCAATTCGAAGCGCCCGCAGCTATTGCGGTTAGCGAAATTCCGGCATTCATCAAAGCGTTACAAGCTATCTTCGACGAAGCGACGAAGCCGGAAAAATAGGCCACGATTACATATTGAGAGAAATCCCACCAAATTTTGGTGGGATTCTCTTTTGTCGTGTATGGAATCAAGTTGGGATCGTTACCCAGCCACGGCACACAAAAAAATTCCACGCAAGTCCACCCAGGGCGCGAAGTATGGGCGGCGGTGGTGGTTCATTGACATAGCGAACGAACGAGATGAACGAACGAATTGAACGGCTGCGTTTGCGGTCAGGATTTTCGTGTGTTCATTTTGCGGAGTCGCTCCCCGATGCCGTGGGGAAATGAACGGATCGCAGCGGTCACGCAGTGCATCCAGGAGAACGAGTTCTCCGTGGTGCGCGTGGGCATCCAGCGAGAGCTGGGCGATGAATGAATAGCTTGAACGATTCAGGCGAACGATTCTCCGCTGTGAAATAGTGAATGATTGATTGAACGAGTGCGGACGGACTGCTGGCACAGCCATTCAAAACCAGCGCAGAAATGCGTGTGGGGAGAGGAAAACAGGAACAGGGCAGCCCACGCAAACCGCACCACGGCGGAGTGGTGGAGCGATCCACCCTCCGTTACCAATTTCTTCACTCCAGATTGCGCTATGTGTAAAATGAACGCTCTCCACGCGGCCTGCAAGGCGGGCAGCGAGGACGGACGGAATTTCCCGACCGACAATTACGAGACGATGATGGGCATTTGCTCCCGTCAGTTCGAGGACGAGGACGCCCAAGCGGCTTACCTCAGCAATTTCCTTGCCGAGATGGGCCGGCGGCTTTCTCCGGTGAACGGAGTCCCGATGCGGCAGTTCTGCTGCGTGTAGATTTCCGCCTGCACGATATTGAGTTATCGTGTGGGCGCAAGTATCAACCAATCAAAAAATTACGCACTATGATTTCAAGTAAAGATTTAGCTCGCAGGCTTTGCCTTGCGCTATTCCCTGGAAGGGTAGAACGAGCGATTGAGAAACGAACCGCGAAACGAACGGCCATGCAGGCGATGCTGGAAATCTCCGGCAGGATGCGCGAGCGTGGGTTTGACGTCGAGGACATCAATGTTGTCCTGAGCGCTGCGCTGGAAGAGTACAATCGCGGGCGGTACGAACTGGCTGCGGACTACGCACGATCCCCGATTTTCACTGGCGTGGTCTGGAGCTGAACGAACCACAACGAAGGTGGTATTTTATTGAGTTAAAGTACCACTGCAAATGAACACCTTTAATTCATTCATTATCAACCAATCAAATCACAAAGTATTATGAAAAAGATGACTGTCACCGAACTGAACGCCCTCACCGACTATGTGGTGGAGAGTGTGCTGAACGCCAAGCGCGAGAGCATGAAGAAATCCCGCTCGACCATTACCGAGCAGGAGCTGAACGAGCTGTACGCCAAGGCGAAGAAACTCAGCGATGCCAAGGCCGCAGCGCAGAAGGCGCTGGGCCAGGCGGAGAACGAACTGCGCGAGTTTGCCGAGGGCCTGAGCGAGAAGAATTTCGAGGCCCGCTACGTGTACGTCGATACGTACGCCTATGGTCGCAGCGAGGCTGAAATCCGCACCATGAGCGATGAGCAGCTCTTCGACGGCACGAACCTCAATCCGCTCAAGCTCCGCAAGGATGTCGAGCGCAAGCTCGTGCTGAAGAACCTCGGCTCCGAGGTGGACGTGGAGAAATTCGTCCAGGAGCTCGTCGCGTCCTACTAACCATGCCTTTGCTGGTGGTTTACTGACCTAAACCACCAGTGCGATTAATCCAATCAAATCAATTCATTATGAGAACGAAACGATTCAAATCGCAGCGCGGCTGGCTGGATTATCTCGCCAAGCGCGGAGCGCATGGAGCGGATCGAGTGTATCTTCCGCTCAACGAGTTTTTCGCCACGGAGAGCCGGCATTTCTATTACACGAACTACGGCGAACCGAACGAGGCGTACCACAATGAACGAGTGTGTGTGCCTTGGGAGTGGAAATACGGATTCGCGCTTTCCGTGGTAAATTTCCATTGGGGCAAACGAACCAGGGCGGAGCGGGAGCGGATCGCAACCTCGCTTGCGCAAGGCGAGGGCGATTTGTCGATGCTCCAGAGTTTCCAGCTCGAGCTGCGGAGAAACGGCAGCAAATGGGAATACGATTTCTGCACCAGCGGCCTGAGCGGTCCGAACTACGATTACTGCAAGCGAAAGTATTTGCAGTCCATTTGAGCGCGTGGCGGTTCCTGGACGAACCGCTACGCACCACACCAATCAAAATTCACACACATGAACGACATCCCAAAAATGAGGAAGGAATTTGATGAGCAGATTCGCCTCGCAGAACTGGAGAACAAGTACAACGAGCGGCTGGAGCCGCACGGCATCTCCTTGAAGATTATCAGCGCGAAATCCCTGACGCAAAAGGGGAAGATTCACGCGACACTCCGCAAGGTCGGTGACGCATGGCTCTGCCCCTTTGACGGCCACGACGCGCAGCAAGCGCTGCGTCTGCTGCCGATGACGGAGAACCTGAGTGTGTACAACGGACGGGTCCACGAGATGCTGCCGTACCACATGACCACGAGCCGAACTCCGTCGCAGCCGCGAACCATTTTGTCCGTGGATTACATCCATGATGATTTGAACGTGGGATTTGAGCTCCACATCGACGAGCACGACCCCGAGATGATGCAGTATTTCCAGCGAACCCAGCGCGAGCTGGACAGCCGCGAAATTGGACTTTACTACGGCGCCGTGTCACCGCGAACGAAATCGAACGTGCAGATGCTGCCGTTCCTCACGTTCAACTGCGGGCGGGTTGTCAGATTCCAGGGTGGCCGCCACACTCAACTTTCCGAGGGCCATCTCACCAGCATCGCCGCGAGCATCGAGGGTAACGATTTTGCCTTCGAGCGCACGAGCGAGTAACCGTTCGCTTGCTGGATTCTGACCGATCCAGCGGGCGCAAATCACCAATCAAATTCACACCATGTACTACAACGTCAGCGTATTATTCTGCGAGGACGAGCACGGCATCTACAAGCATTTGCCGTTTGCGTCCCCCGTAGTGAAATCTGAGGCTGAGGCCCAGAAACTTTTTGACTACGAACTGAAAGCCTACACGAACAACTGGCGCGGTAACGAGCTGCTGTATGACAAGCCGATTGACCGGACGAGTTTCAGCAACATCCGCCAAGCGCTCGTGAAATGCAACGAGGCAGCGTACGTGCACGGCTACTATCTGCTTGTACTGAACGAGTGGAGCATGAACCCGCACGAATGAACCATTTCTCCCGTTTCCTGAACGAACCGGGAGGGACCGAACCAATCAACACACACTATGCTCAACGAAAAAGTTACCGAACTGCTCGACCGCTACGAAAGCGGCGAGGAGAATCTAACCGCACAAGACGTGCGAGAGGAGCTGGACGATATTATCGACAACGAACCATGGGAGGAGCCGCTTTCGCGGGATTTGTCCCAAGCGGTTTTCGACTATACGAACCAGCAGCGCGAATCCAACAAGTATGCCGGCCGCGTGGATGACGGCAGCGACGATTTCATCGCCGCGGTCGAACGGATTGTCGGTTACGGCAAATGAACCGCTCCTTGCCGGATTGATTTCCGGCATGGGGGCCACAACCAATCAAATCAATGCACTATGAACATCTACGAAACAATCGACTACCAGGGGATGAAAATCAACATCTTCTATGACGAGGACTATGACATGCCGAACGCATGGGACAATCCCGACGCATTTCTATGCTCGGACTACCGCGGACTGCATGTGGATTCCGAGAGCATCTCCGCGAGTGAATGCCGTGATGCCGCGAACGAGGGCAAATGGTTCCTGAATGGATTCTACATCTTCCCCGTGAGCATCTATGACCATAGCGGGATTTCGCTCAGTCTTGGCAGCTCTCGCGGCTGGGACTACACGAACGGCCACGCCTTCGTGTGCGTCCGCAGAACGAAAGGCTGGAGCTGGGCAAAAGCGAAGGCCGAGAAGATCGCCGACGGAGTGATCGACGAATGGAACTGCGCCCTTGAGGGCGACGTGTACGGATTCGTGGCCGAGGATGCCGAGGGGAACGAGATTGAATCTTGCTGGGGATTCTATGGCACCGAGGGCCGCGAAGAGGCCGTCTCCGAGGCCAAGGACGCCATCGTGAGCGAACTGGAGGAGAGGACGCGCATAGCGAACGAGGAGTTTGCCGCCGCGCTGCACCAGCACCTCCATGCCCGCAAGGCTCAGATTCGCGCCCACGCTCCGCTCTATGCACGAACCGCGTTCGCGTACTGAACCATGTCCCAGCGGCCACGAACCACCGCTGGGGCGCTGACAAACCAATCAAACATCACGCATCATGAAGAAATTATCCAACAACACCATTTTCCGCTGGATGCAGGACCGCACCATGCAGGGTATCTTGCACGAGGAGGTCGGCAGTTGCGACCAGCTCGAGGACGCCGACGATTTCCGCTGGAACGCCATGGTGGACGAACCGGATGGCAAGAAGGTGGTGAACTTCACCACCAGCCTCAACCCGATTCCGTTCGCCGTGGGCCGTCTCACGAAGTCCGGCAAACCGAGAATCTCGTGGAGTGTAAATTAGAATCGCTCTAAATTATGGCAACCGAGAATCCTGTTTGGAAAATGGTCGAACGCATCGAACGTGCGTTCTCGAAGGACGACATCCACTCCGCGCCGCGCAAGGTGCTGGAGGATGTGCTGTCCGCCACTTACGAGGATTTGTGTGGGCTGGCCGATTCCCAGGTCGAACCATGGGAGATGGACGAAGTTGCGCTCGCGCAGGTCCGCAGTCGAATCTTGTCCACGCGCTCCTGACCGAGCGCATGGGCGCAATCATAATTTTTGCTATATTTGCAGAACGCGAAGTCTTCATTCGTGAGACCGCCGTGAGGCAGCCGCATAGTTTTTAAAAGTTTAATAATTACTCAAGCCAGTCATTCCGCGAGGAGTGGCTGGCTTCTCATTTACAACCAATCAAATTCACATACTATGGACGAAAAAATCGTATTAAGGCCCGCGCAGTATTACCTCTGCGACCGGGACAAGCAAATCGAGCCTGGCAAGACCTACCTCTGCGAATCCGGCTCGTCCTACGAAATGAGCCTCACCCTGACGTGCGAGCAAATCCAGCAAGGCTATCACTCCGGCCCATGCGACGCCGACGTGGCCGCCCTCATGGAAGTTCCTGAGATCAAGGCGCAGCTTGACGTCATTACGGACGAACGGCTGGGTCAGTGGTGGATGAACGACATGTTCGTGGACGACACGCCCGAGGAGCATCGCGCTGCGACGCGAGGGCAACGCCTTGCGTGGCTCGTGTTCGACTGCTGCGCTAACGCTATTGACGGATATTGCTACGAAATGAGCCGAGCATGAAGATTCTCTACGAAAAACCTGGGTCCTTCAAGGTTGTAGACAACGAGCAGGATCACGACTATGTTGGGTGGATCGAGAACTTCACCTCGGCAACCCTTGTGGCAATCTTCGAATCCGGCGAGTATGAGTTCGACGAGGAGACGGACGAAATCATCTATGATGAGGACGGCTGGAGCCTCCAGCAGCTCGCGTTTGCCGAGGACGAAAAGACGATGGCGAACTTCGAGGAGTACGCAAGCATCAACGACCTCGACATCATCTGCGTCGACCCGCACGAATGGGGCGGGTTCCTTGCCGACAACAAGGGCCGTTCTATGTTCAATGCTCTGCGCAAAGCGTACTGCAAGTAACTTTTCATCCTCCGCCCCACGAACCGGGACGGAGGGTGCAAATTTTCAACCAATCAAATCAACACTGCTATGTTTACACAAATCGTATCTGCTATCAGGAAAGAGATTCTTGACGAACTTGAGAAGCGGGTCAAGAAAGGAACGCGCTATGTCTTCTACACCTTCAACGACGACGGCGACGATGTGGTTTATGCGCCCATCAATGTCGGACGGCCGAGCGACGAGGACTATTTCCCTGACGTGATGAATGTATATCGTAATGAGAAAGGAAAGGTTATTGTCGTCGTGCAGGATGAGGTCGGAAAGGAGAGCGAGTATGAGATTACCGACTTCTTCCTCGACATCTGCGACCTCGCCGCTATCCTTGACGCAATCGTGAACAAAGAGGCCAAGGAGGAGCAAATAGAAGGCTAACCACATGGCCGGGGGCGTGATTGCGCCCGGCTGTGCTATGAACCAATCAACACATTCAACACCATGAGAACACTTGATGAAATTTTGCAGGAGTATTTCGGCTGCAAGGGTAAGGCATTCCTCAAAACACCGAGAAAAATCAACGAGGACAGCTACGAGTATTTCACGAAGAGCGGGGCTAAGGCTTACGAGAAGCTCTGCTTTCTTCTTGATGACTTGCAAAACCTGGGCGTCATCGAGGACGCCGAGGACATCGTGGAACAACTCGATTCGATCGTCCGCGATGAGTAGCATTTGGCTGACGGCTTTTGAACTGGCCGTCAGTCGCCAACAAACCAATCAAAAACATTCAGCATGAAAGCAAGACTCTACCGCGCAACTGGCGATGCCCGCAACTACATTGATGGGTACACACTCTACTTCCCTTATCCGAAGTGGTATCGGAAGGAACTGCCTTACTTCTCCCGGGGAACTTTCCTCGGATGCTCACCGGCTCACGATGGCACGATGATTCGCTGCTCGTGGGACGAAATGGACGAGAGGTACACTTTCGACGGCCTTGGCCGGAAGGTGAAAATCGAATCCATGCCCGAGCCCTTCCAGAAAGAAGTTGCAAGGATGCAAGCCCTTTGGGATGAGGCGTGCTCCACTCGCAACTTCGACCGATGGAATAGCGAGGCGTAGAAACCGGTTCGGGGTGCTTGACAGCACCCTGGGCCGCCAACAACCAATTAAATCACGCATTATGAAAGCAAAAGCATTGAAAGCGCTCCTCGAAGGGTGCGACGACAATTTGGACATCCTCATCGGCGATGCCGCCAGCAGTTTCATCCAAATCACGGGCGGCGGAGAGCAAATGAATGGCGCCATCGTTCTTTGGTGCCGCCAAGAGTTCCCCGACGAATGGTTCGACCCGCAGACTGGAGAGGAGCGGAGATGGATTCACGGCAAGGCCGTGCGTCCTGACCGCGACGAGGTGGAGGACGAACTCTACATCGGGGATGACGAGAACGAGACGCTGGTCATCTGCAAGGATGGCGAGGCTGTCCGCAAGGACAACGGCCAAGTCGTCCTCACCTACCCGAAACTCGACGAGCTGACGGATGACGTCATCGAGAGTATGGACGAAGCTCTTGGCCGTCGAATCTCGGACAGCGGATTCGTCGGATTCGATGACGTTGCCGTGTTCCTCGGAATGGATGCTCGGGAGAAGTTGGCCCCGGCCACGAACCTCTACGAAGTCCGTTCCCTCGCCACGCGCCAGGACATCGGCTGCGAGGCCATGGACGCGGAGACGCTGGCGATCCGTCTGCCGGAACTCATCGAGAAGAACGGCAGCGTCATCGTGCTCCCGCACGAGGAGTAGCAACATGGGCATGGGGCATTGGGTTGCCCCTATGCTCGCACGAACAATCAAAACTCATTACACTATGGCTATCAAAGTTACGAAACGGCACGTCGGTGAACGCGAGTGCACGTATTCAATCTCTGGGTTGACCTTCGCCCAGGCTTTTCGCATCAAGAATGCTATGGTTGACTGCGAAAAGAAAATGAAGGAAATATCGGACGAGTGGAAAGAGGCGGGGAATCTTGCGATGGCAAAGGATTTCCGTGATTATGCAGGGGATGCCCGTGCGATATTCAATGCGCTTTCGGGCGCGATTTGATTGGTTTTGGGGCGGGTGAACCGCCCCTTAACCGCCATGTTTAACCCAATCAAAATTCAATCACTATGTTCAGAAAAAATCTCACCCTTACTGAGTGCGCGAAACTCATCGAGACATGGGAAATTCATCGTCTTGCCGACGGCTACGAGAATGTCTTTGACATGCGCAACAAGCGCGACTTTTGGCTCATGGTCGGAAAGCGCGGTTTGCTCGTCGCCATCAAGATGCGCCACAAGAATCGCTACTGGTTCGACGGCGAGAACTACAACGAACCGAAGGAGTTCCCGGCCACCGCCGAGTCCGCCAGGCAGATTGCCGAGAGCCTCATCGAGCAGCGGTATATCGAGGAGCGCCCGGATCTCTACAAAGCATTCATCTAAACGAACCACCATGAAAGCGGCCTATTTCACCATCTTTGCGCTCATGATTATCCTCGCAGTAACATGCTACAACTGGGGCGGCACCCTCATCGTCGAGGGCGCTCTCGGCGGTGCTGGCATGGCCATCGGGACGAAGCTCGACGAGGCGAGGAACAAACGGAAGGAGGGCGGCGCCTGACCGCGGCGCCCTTCACTACATTAACCCAATCAAAATCACACATTATGGCAAAGGAATACGAACTCTATTTACGTTCGTGGTCCAATCTCAATCCAAATGCCAAAAAGGACAAGGACTACGAAACCATCGACTTCGAGCCGTGCGTCAACTATCGCGATGCGGTAAAGCGGGCGAAGGAGCTCTCTAAAAACCTTCCGTACAAGAACCGCTTCGGGCAAGAGATAGTCCAGGTGCAGATTGCTGCCTACATCGCAGACGAGGAGG